AGGAAAAGAATATGAACAACTTTTTCAATATGACTTAGATGTATTAACTAAGGAGAAAAATACAGTTCAGTTGAGGAGAGTAGAAAATGACTTGGAATGAGTTTGTTACACAGGTAGAGGAACTTTTAGAAGAAATGGGTTTATCTGGGGATGAGGATCTATTTTATATTGGCGTACACTTACCAGAAGGGGTAGAGGAAGTAGGCTACGATGACTTGGGAATATTCGTCGACTAGTGCACAGTTTAACGTGGGATAAGTATTTTATGGGGTTGGTACAAGAGGTTAGCAAAAAGGGTTCTTGTCTACGTGCTCAAGTTGGGGTAGTTATAGCTAAGGATAATGTCATAATATCTACCGGTTATAATGGTGCTCCTACTGGTATGCCTCACTGTTACGATATAGGGTGTTTAATGGTTAATAACCACTGTGTCAGGTCATTACACGCTGAAGAGAACGCTTTGTTATTTGCTGGCAGAGAAAGGACAATCGGGACTACCCTCTACACAACCCACATGCCTTGTTACCACTGTTGTCTAATGATTATCAATATGAAAATAGTACGGGTTGTATATGGTACTCAGTACGGTAATACCGATGGTATTGAGTTGTTGAAATTAGCTGGTATAGAAGTAAAGGAGATGAAATAATGGTTAAATTATGGGCCATTCAACCAGGCCCGATGGATAAAAGCGAACTGGTAGAGCGAGCGGCGCGGATTTGCTACCGGTCAGAGATGGCATCTACAGTTGAGAGATGCACGGAGTTTTTGACCAAGTTGGCAAAGCGGGGCCATTTGTCGGTTTTTGAGCATGCGCGGTATGTTTTCGCGTATTTTGACACCAATCCATATAAGCATTATTGGAGTATTCGTTACGGGACGAATATAACCGGCCCGCGTACATGTGCCGATTTGCCATATTTCGTTGTCTCGCTGAATGCCCGAAACTCAATTGACCTGCGCGACTATAACCCTGTCACGGGCGGCGAGCCAAATGAAAACTTGATGAGTTACGACGAACTAACCTCCGCCGAACGTCTCGCCCACGCCTCGGCAACCTTCGAGATCGGAGGAATCAGCCGCGCTTGTAGCCATCAACTCGTCAGGCATCGCGTGATGAGTTTCAGCCAGGAGAGCCAGAGGTATTGTGATAGTGGCGAGTGGGTAGCAGTCACGCCGCCGTCAATCTATTTCGATTGCCAGGCTTATGGGGTATTCGTTAGAGCAATGCAAAGACTCAAGCGGGTGTACAGCGAGATGCGGCGCTTTGGCATCCCAAAACAAGACGCCCGTTTCGTCCTGCCAAACGCAACCCCAACCCGCCTAATGGTCACGGCCACATTTGAGCACTGGCGGCACTTTCTCTCCCTACGGCTAGACAAAGCGGCGCAATGGGAGATACGCGGGGTGGCTCAACAGATTCACACGGCGTTAATGGAAGTTGAACCTATATTATTTAAGGATTTGGTAAAATGAAATACTTAACTGGTATATTATGGATAAACGTGTTCGTCATTGTGTGGTTACAAATATTCAAGATCATTGAGATGTGGCCCAGTGCGTTTTATTTGGTGATACTTTTTGCCACTGCTGTAGTGTGTTCAATGTTACTGTTTGGAGGCGGTAAGAGTGTTGCCCCAGAACCCCCAGATAAAGTTCTATCGACACGTGTTAAGGGTGTAAAATGAATTATAATGAAGTAACTCTCGAAAAATTACAATTTGGTATAAGCACACGCCTCTCAGATGAATTATTATGTGGCACTAAAGTCGAAGTAACGTATGACTACTTAGTAAACCATATAGTGCTTACTGTTAAAGGATTTGTATGGGGTGAAAACGCGCAACGTGAAGAAATAAAGTATCCCTGTGATTGGTGGCAAATGTTTAAGAAGCAATATTTCCCTTCTTGGGCATTATCGAAATGGCCTGTTGAATACACTAGAATAGTTGTAGATGTAAAAGCCATATATCCCAATTTTAGACCAGCGATGCCGTATGAAGATATGGTTTTGGTTATACAGGATAAAGTATATGCCACTATTTGACTTTTTATTTATGATAGGTAAGAAAAAGAATTGGTCTCTCAACAGAACAATGCGTTATCTTCTTGTCCTCGGTTTATGGGGGTATTATAACAGTGGGCTCGACTTATCATTAGAGGAGTTAAAGGATTTGGTTAGTATAACTACTGAGGAGAATAAAAAATGAATAGCCTTCCTCGTGTGGTTTCGTTATTAAAAGATAATATGTATTGGCAGTATATTTTAATAACAAATAAAAAGGATCATTATACTTTATATGGGGAAAAGCTCAATGGCAGATTGGGTGTAACAATAAAGAATATAAAGGGAACAATTGTCGGGCGTTTTGGAAGTTCTTTTGGTGTTGTCGGTTCGAGAAAATGGGTGGAGAAAGTGGCTAATTATTTGGACAAAGTGAGGAAATAAAAACACCCCCATTTCTGAGGGTGTTAAGTTTTGGTACTTTATTACCAGTCAAGTCCTGGGAACGCGCCCGCCAAAGTGTCAACTGTTTCCTTTATGTGCTCATCTGAGGATTTGGTATCCCATTCTGCCTGTGCTTTTTCTTTCTCTGCCAATTCAGTGGGGGTTGCTTCGCGCATCGTGTGGAGCCAGGTTTTCTCAATTCCGTATTCTCCGTATACTTCCCCGGCTTCCACGCTTGTGATAATGTGCCAGGTGTTGCGCGCCCAGTTTTCGTAAAATGTTCCTATCTCGTGCTTTATACTATTTGTGTATTTTATGTCCCCGTTTTCCATTTTTACCTTTCTCATTTGTTTCTCCTTTTTTTATTTTTTAACCTAACTATATATTACCACAAAATTTGAGTAAAAACCGACGACTTCCAGAAAACTCTATATTTTAAGGTTGGTCAAAAACCGTATATACAACCCATAACCAAAAAGAAATACCCTATATATGGGGGTACAAAATAAACGATATTTTATTTTTGGTAGAGTAACATCAAAATAGTAAGGAAATAGACGTTTAGTTGACCCCAAAGTAACCATAATAAGGTAGATAATTATAACTTGTATGTTTTTAACTAGTGTGTTATACTTATGAATGTGGACAACCCTTTACTAGTATGTTCCTGTGGTAACAAAGTCACAATACGTATCAATAAGAGACGTATTATCATATTGTGTGAGGTGTGTGATTTTACTTTTATCAATTACAGGGTTAATAGAGTAGTAGAAGAAGACAATTTACCGAAATTTATTGTAGAAAATTACTAAGCTCGGCTTAGTTTCATAGAGTTTTGGAGGCGTTTGGCCCCACTGCGTAATGCGGTGGGGCCTTTTTTGTTTTATGAAGAAACCCGGAACACTGGTACGGTTGAGAGAGACGCTAGAATTTTATAGACACGGTTATAAACCGGCTCCCTTTACACCAAGTACGAAGGAAGCCCCGTTCATCTGGCCTGCTTGGCGTCGAGAAACCCCACAGTGGCAAATCGTGAACTATGATGCCTATGTCAACGAGGGCTTTAATCTCAACTCTGTAGTGTACAGTGCAATTATGTACAAAGTACGGGCAATTATGCAAGCTCCCCTTCGTGCCTACAGTGGAGAACCCGATAACCCGGAACCAGTAAACAAGAATTCGCCACTTGCTCAACTCGTATTTCGACCCAATCCACAGACGTCGTTTATGGCGATGCAAAGTGCAAATGTGGTGTCCCTTAACATTCACGGTAATGCCTATATTTTCCTAGACCGACCTGGCTTAGATCAATTTCCCACTGCGATGTATACGTTGAGGCCGGATAGGGTTTACATTATACCTAATAGAGATCGGGGTGTAATGGGTTATCTGTACGTACCAGAAGGAAAGGGTATAGGCGACGGAGAACCTATTTTACCCCAGGATATGATACATATTAAGTTTCCCAATCCTGGTGATCCTCTCGAAGGCTTGGGGTATGGGTTAAGCCCTATGTCGTCGATGGCTCGCGTTGTAGACGTAGATAATGCCATTACTCATTTTCTCAAACTATTTTTTGATAAAGGGGTAATGGTTCCCGGTATATTGAGTTCGGACCAGAAACTTACCCCAGCCATACTGTCGCGTATACGTGAGAGATGGAAAGAAATTTATGGGGGCTATCGTCAATGGGCAGAGGAAATAGGGGTACTAGAAGCTGGAACTACTTACCAACGAGTGGGTCTCACATTTGACGAGATGGGTTTTGACGGGTTGGATGAAAGAAATGAAAGTAGAATATTAGGCCCGTTTGGTGTAGCCCCGATACTCACTGGTACAAGAGTTGGGTTGAAACACGCCACTTATTCTAATTACGAACAAGCCAGACAAGCTACGTGGGAAGATACACTTGTACCAGAATTAAAATTATTTGAAACTGAGTACCAATATGCCTTGCAGTACGAAAATGAGTGGGTAGCATTTGACGTCAGTAGAGTGCCTGCCCTTATTGAAGCATCTAAACAGAAACGCGAGGAAGCTCAGACTGCTTTTGATGGTTCAGCTATAACCAGAAATGAGTACCGTGTTACATTGGGGTATCCTAGTATAGATGGGGGAGACGTATACAAAGTTTCGTTTAACACTTTATTTATACCGTCCGATGTTTCTCAAGTAGATGATACACCTGCCCCGGTAGAGGCTGTAGACGACACTAGAGATAAAGAGTACAAAGCACTGGACAAAGAACACCGTGAGGTATTTTATAAAGCGTTCGACGCCCAGGCTGTATCTTGGGAGGAACGATTTGGAGACACGGCCAACGCGGCTTTTGAATATGACTTACGTAACATACTCGCAATAATTAGCGACGCGAAAGCTAAAGCACTCGAAAGAAAAGCTACCCCAAATTGGGCAGAAACTCAAAATGATATAGTTGAGTACCTTCGTAACAACGGAACCGATAATTGGAGAGAGGAGTTCCTGCCAGTTATGTCGGGACTCATATTGGAGAGAGGAGATTTTCTTAATGTCCAGTTTGGTATGCAGTTTGACGTTAATAATTTACTAGCCGAAGAATGGTTTGATCTTTATACAATACAATTTGCTCAAATTATAACAGAGTCAACCGAACAAACTATTAGAGCAATGCTCCAACAAGGTATGAACGAGGGTTGGAGTATTGAGCAAATGTCTAATCGTATGGAGGCTATGTTTACCCAATGGATGACGGGTAACCTCAGTTCAAGCGATTTTGAGTGGTTTGCACAAAGAATGCCCCCTTGGCGTCGTGAGTTGATTTCTCGAACAGAAACCATATCCGCTTCAAATAAGGGATCATTAGAATTGTATAGAGCGTGGGGAACAAAATTGAAGGAGTGGTTAGCCACACCCGATGAGCGAGTAAGAACTTTTGAAAATAGTCCTTGGGGGCATCTTGAATCCGATGGAGAGACTGTTTTAATAGATAAGCCATTTGTTAATACTAGTGAATCTTTAATGTACCCAGGTGATAAAGATGGGTCTCCTGGAAATACGATAAATTGTAGATGTACTATTGTTCCAGTATTTGAAAATATACTTCAGCCGGAATTGTCTATATAATGAAGAACTTTATCAATACATTGAGAAGGAGAAAGCCTAATAGTAGACCCAGAAAACCTAAATACAGTCCATTTGTGCGATTCGAGCCATCTAGTTTTATTAGCATCTTTCACTTTTTGTTTTTCAGAGCTATGCCAATAATCGCCATCGGCTTCTATAGCAATCCTGTGTTCGGGTATAGTTATATCAATAAGCCATACAGCAATTTTATGTTGAAAACGATATTTTACATTTCTGTGGGTAAGTTCATCCATAAGCAATTGTTCGATAGATGTAGGGCCATTTTTATGGGCAAGTGTAAAAGCTACGTGACTGCCAACACAACGTTTGGAACAAAAATGAGAAGTGTCGATGCAAGACAATTTTACCCACATTGTGTTTCCACAGAATTTACAAGACTTTTGAACTCTTTTCCAGAGTGGGTGGGCAGGACCATATACACGACGTTTTGATTCGTGGGCGCAGGAGCGAGAGCAGTATTTGGCACTATCTTTTCTATTGGGGGATACTTTAAATGGCTGATTGCATATTTTACATATTATACTAATTTTTTGTTTTTTATTCCAGGGTTTGATACCTGTTTTATCGAACACTGGTATACCTTTTTTAGATTTCCAGTAACAAGAATGAGAACAATATTTAGCTTTTTGTGCTCTATATGGTTCAACAATAAATTTTGTTCCGCAAATTAGACAATATTTTATAATAGACATATTCAATATACCTCCCTACAATAGTATACCATAAAAGAGTACTTTGTAAAGTGAGGGACACATTATGAAAAACTATAAATACAAATCAAGATTCTTGATAGAAGAAGTGGCTAATTGTCGTTGCACAGTATTGCCGGTATTTGAGGGGAAATTATGACGCGTAACGTCAACCTAATCATATCAGAAATAACTCCAACCGGCCAGACTGTAAACGTCGATCAATACGAGATCGAGTTGACGGCGCAATGGACAGGCGCGGACGGGCAGTCGCGCGAACGCACCGAGACGGTGAGGTTCCCGAATATCCTGGCGCAAGTTCCTGGTACGTGGCTGAAAGAGGAGTTGACGGATTTGCTCATTCGAGCCGCACGTAAAAAGTGGGAGATTGACTGATGGCGACGCGATATTGCGGCATCGGTGGCAACGACGGCAATACCGGCTTGAGTTGGGCACAACGAAAACTCACACTTGGCGGCGTCGAGGACACTCCCGTCGTAGCGGACGATGTATGCTATATCGGCCCTGGCGTATACCGCGAACTGCTAATCTGTGACGTTTCAGGCAACGCTGGCAACCCGATCACCTACATTGCCGACGACACTGGCGAGAACACAGACGGCGTGGGCGGTGTCGTCCGCATCACCGGTAGCGACAACGACCAGACCGAAACACGCGCCAATTGCATCACGGCGAACGGTATTGATTATCGCACGTTTCGCGGATTTGTGTTTGACACCACATCGGGCATTGAGGTCAATGTCGTCGGTTCTCCTGAAAATTGGATTGTCGAGGATTGCGAGTTCCAACCCTCCGCCTCCGCCGCACTGCTCAAATTTATAGGCGACACACAAACGACGTGCATCGTTCGCCGGTGCAAATTCTATTCGTCTGGCGGCTCGTCAACGTATGCCATAGAGTTTGAAAGCGCCGCCGGGTTGGGAGACGCCGACCACCTCGTAGCAAATTGTATATTTGAGACGGGCGGCTCTCGTGGCGTGAATATTGACGATGTGGGCGGTATTGATTTTATTCAATGTACGTTTGCTGGCTGTGACACGGGCATCAGAATCACGGACGCATTGCCGGGCGGCCATACCGTTTGCAACGTCTACGACTCCATTTTTGTCGGATGCGTGACTGCTATGCAATCGGTCAACCTGGGTGAACTGGTAGAAAATTTCAACACGTTTTACCGCAACAACACAGCCCGTACGAACGTCAACGTCGGCGCAAACTCGCAGACATACCCGCCCCTGTTCGTCTCGCAAATCCTGAATGCGGGGGCCGGATTGGTGAGCGGTTTCAAATTCCCATACCAGCACGGGGCTTTGTCTGAATGGTCGCAGGTTGCAGCCATCACAGGGACGAACGAGCAATCGACTGATCTGCACGCCAAACGACGCCCCGCAACGGCGAGCAAAAACAGTTGGGGGGCAGTACAGCGTACAGATATGGAAGTGGAGACGGGAACCGTACAGGCCGGGACGTATGCCAGGGTGCTGCACGACGCGGGTAGTGTTTTGGTGCGGCGCATCCCGGTGACCGGTGTGGAAATCACCGTTACATTGTACGTGAGGCGTGAGGCAAACTATGCCGGGAACCTGCCGCGAATGATTATCAAACAGCCTGGCGCAGCCGACCAGATAACAACGTCAGTTGCAGCGGTGAACACCTGGGAGCAATTGAGCGATACATTCACACCGAACGCGCTCCCCGGCTATGTCGAGGTGTGGGCGCAGAGCCGCAACACGGCGGCAGCGGGAAACTATGAAACGTTCTACGATACAATGGATACGAGCTAATGGCAGACAGCGATACAAACGATTTTGAGCAATTTATCGCCGCCGACATTGACTTCACGACGGGCACACCGCCAATTGGCAACAGTGGCGATATGGAGCAGTTCATCACGGCAGATATTGACCTGGCCGAGTTTGCAAAGGCGGCAGCCCCGCCAGCGGGCGCAATTATGAATCAAATACAATTCTCAAATTTTGGGGCCGACCTCTATAACGGGGCTTTAATTCTATGAGTATACACCGGCACGCGACAATCGAGGACACCGTATATTTTTGGTTCGGCTCGAACGATACGAGCGGTTCGGGCGACGATGGCGCAGCACCAGCGGCGGACGTGAGGCTCGCGGGCGCGGCGGCTGGCGCAATTCCAACTCTAAGCCCAGTTCCGGCTCTGCTAACACACGCAAACTATCCGCCTGGCTGCTACGAGGTAGCTGTGGCGGCGACGGTTGTGAACGGATTCGCGGCGACGGATACCTACGCAGTATTTTGTACGCTTGCCGTGGATGGCCAAAATCCTACTGGGTTCGTGGGTTCATTTACTCTTGACCCGATCATTGCCAACGTCAAAGAGATTAGTGATGACGCCACAGCAGCCGATAACCTTGAACTAGATTATGATGGTACTGGGTACACTAAAGCTAATAGTACTATAGGAACTACAACGACTAATACTGATATGGTAGGCACAGATGGGGCATTACTTGCGGCTAATGTCAACGTGGCAGCGGGGATAGTTGAGAGTAATTTAATTCAAATGAGAGGAGTAGCTCAGAGTGCAATTGATTTGACCGATTTTGCCGACGCTGGATACGACCCAGGTACAAACAAAGTCCAAGGGGTTGTATTAACAGATACAACTACCAATGTGACAAACCAAGTGACTGCTGATGTAACCGCTATTTCTGGAGACGCCGCTGCTGCTAATAATGCCGAGTCATTTTTTGACGGGACAGGATATGCGGGTACAAATAATGTCATACCGACTGTTACAGATGTGACTAATAGAGTAACAGCAAACACCGATCAAATTGAAGGAGCAGATGCTACAGATCAAATACGTGATTCTGTGGTGGACGACGCTACTCGTATAGACGGTTCGGCTTTAAATACTCTGAGCGGACACGACCCCGGTAGCACAATTTGTGCCGATTCTACTCCACTCACAGCAGTAGAGACTGAAAGCGAAGTCAACGATGCTTTGGTAGCTTTAAGGCTCGACCATCTTGTAGCGGTAGCCGATGCTAATGATCCTGTTGACAATTCTATTATGGCTAAAATAGCCGCAAGCGATGGGGATTGGAGTGGGTTTGTTCCCGCAGACGATGCGTTAGAAGCTATTAGGGATAGAGGAGACACGGCTTGGGGCACAGGGGCAGCAGCGCCTACAGCAGCGGCAATAGTGGACGAGTGGGAAACACAGTCGCAAGCCGATCCTACCGGGTTTCACGTAAACGTGTTAGAGGTTGGGGGAACAAACCAAACAGCTAACGATAATGGAGCGGATATTAATACACTTATAAGTAGAGTAACAGCGGCGGTTGCTCTGGCTTCAATTTGTACAGAGGTAAGGCTTGCCGAATTAGATGCTGGTAATTTACCGACAGACATTGCGGATATACCTACTGTAGCAGAATTTAATGCCCGTACAATATTAGCAGCAAATTATGCTTTAGCCGCTACCGCTCTCAGTACTGCCCAGTGGACAAATGCACGCGCTGGGTATCTTGATGAACTAGCAGCGGCAAATTTGCCAACCGATATTACAAATGTATTAGCAAGATTACCCGCTGCATTGATAGGAGGAAGGATAGACGCTATAGTGGGAGCTTTAGCAGCGAATGTTATTACAGCAGCAGGCATTGCGGCGGACGCTATAACATCTAGCGAATTAGCACAAAGTGCGGCTATTGAAATTGCTGACGAAACTCTCAAGAGAGGAGTATCAAACGTTGAGGACTCTGCTGATACTACCAGTCTAACAGCTATAGTTTTGGCAATATTGGAATCGGGAATTGTGGGTACAACATGGACTATAAGAAAAACTGATGGAACGAACTTTGTGGTTAAAACTGCTACAGTTGACGCCACTGCTGATCCTATAACGGCGGTGACATGACAATTAGAAGTATTTTTCGGTGGGTAAAATGGTTAGCATCGTCTACTTTTGTACCAGCTACGTGTAAAGGTAATGTCTATGCTAGCATTATTCCTACAGGTAATCTTTATAAAGCAACTCCTGCGGGAAGTCTGTGGGCGAGTTTAACACCAACCGGCGAGGTATATGCGGATGAGCTTGGCTAATATTGTATCGGGAGATTATGGTCAGGTTATTCAACTCACTGTATTAGATACCGACACTGGCGGGGCGGGAGATGTGAGTGGGTACGCAACGTCTCAATCTATGGTATTTAGAGACCCAGATGGTAATGAAGAAACAAAGGTAGCTACATTTGTTACTGACGGGTCGGATGGATTAGTAAAATATACTCTTGTCGATGGAGACATAGATGAGAGAGGAAATTGGAATGTGCGTGTAATTTTAACTAGTGCCACAGCATTATTGACGTCTACGTGGCTTGAATTTTTAGTGTTACCGTAGGAGGATTTATGGAAAAGAAAACATTTCCCGGCTTGGTTATAAAGGCCGACGAAGAGCAAGGCATTATTGAAACTATTTTTGCAGTGATGGGTAATATAGACCACGGCGAAGATAGAATATGGAAAGGCGCTTTCACCAAAACATTTATGGAACAAAGTGGCAAAGTTAAAGTGCTCGATCATCACAACGCCCATTCCATTATGAACGTTATTGGAAAGCCTTTGTTTTTTGAGGAGATAAGCGCCGATCAACTACCTCCTACACTCAAAGCTAAATACCCTGAAGCTACTGGCGGAGCACGAGCAGAAGTCAAAATGTTGATGGATACCCCAGAGGGTAAGGGGGCCTTTATACGGTTAAAAGAGGGCGCTATTGACGAATGGTCATTTGGGTACGATGTGCTCGATTCTGATTTTACTAAGGAAAAAGTAGATGGTCAGGAACGTACTATTCGAAACCTAAGAACATTAAAATTATATGAAATTAGTCCGGTGATCTGGGGCATGAATTCTGCAACAACTACCACAGGGGCTAAAGCTAAAGAACAAAAACCATATACTATCGAAAATGAAGATGGTCAATATGTGGTGTATAGAGCGGACGAAGACGATAACCCTACAGGCGACGCATTAGGTAGCCACGATACACGAGAAGGGGCAGAGGAGCAGATACAGGCTATTTTAATCGAAGAGCAAGATGATAAAGGGGTAAACGGTAAAACTGGTTTAACTTTAACGTCAAGGGAACGTGAATGGGATAATACAGCGGCAGAGGCTAGAGTTCGAGAATGGGCGGGTGGCGAAGATAATATAAATTGGGCTAAATATAAAGAGGCCCATTTCTGGTTTGATAATGACAAGGCAGAAGAATTTGGTGGGTATAAATTACAGTTCGCTGACGTTATTGGAGGAGAATTACAAGCCGTTCCTCGCGCCGTATTCGCTGTAGCTGGGGCTTTACAAGGAGCACGGCAAGGGCTAGATATACCAGAAGATGACCAGGACAAAATTAAAACTAAAGTTTCTGGTTATTATGCTAATATGCGTACCGAATTTAGTGATGATACTATTATACCGCCTTGGGATAAACAATTTACCTGGGAAACTATTCAAGCTAAAATGGCATCGTACTACAAAGAAAACGAAATTGGCGATCCAACAGATGAGCAAGTAGGTTTAGCTTTAGTATTTGCCGTGGACGAAACGATGAAAGAGTATACACCGATGGGGCCGGTTCAACGTTTAGGCGAGGTTCTACAGGGTATCATACACAAGTCATTTACCACAGCAGCGGATACATTTTATATTGAGGGAATGTTAAGCACTGAGGAACGTATCGGGTTATCTAACGCCATTGGGGATGCTTTAGAGGTATTTAGAGCGGGCATACCGTTAGGAGTTGAGGAACGACAAGTTTATTATTATCCATATTGTGCCTTACCTGTGGAGACAGAAGAAAAAGCTGGTAGGGTACTTTCTACACGTAACGCAAATAGAATTACTACAGCAATAACCTCACTCATTGAGGCATTAGATAGTGCGGGTATAGAACTAGACGGGTTCGCTCGTGTAGTTGAAGAAGAGGAAGAAGAACCAAAACAAATCGAGCAAACAGAGGCCGGGCCGGATAGTCCACCCACCTATTCAAAGGAATTGCACGAGATTGATTTAGAATTACTTAGATTAGCGGAGGAAATGTAAAATGGATTACAAGGAAATTTTAGCCCGGTCGAAGAAATTATTCGATGACGCGGCGGCCATTTATGCCAACGAAGAGTCTACTTCGGAAGACAAAGGAAATGCAGCTAAAATGGTAAAGGATGCTCGTGAAATGCGGGCTAATGGGGTACAGCTTAAAGAAATCAAGATGACTTCGGCTGAAATGGAAAAAGAGTTGAAAGAGGTTCAGAGTCAAGGGCCTAAAGATACTCCTACCCCACAAACCAAAGAAAAGAAATTTACGGATTGGACAGACTTTTTGAAATCGTGTTATTTTGCGGGCCATCGTGAGCCTTCCATTCGTAGGTTAGATCAACGTCTTATTAAACATAAGGACGAAAACGAAGGGCACGAGAAAAAGCAAATGGTCGAGTCAGTTGGTGCGTCTGGGGGTTTCTTAGTACCTACTGAGTTCCTTGCTCAATTGCAGAGTGTTATGGCAGAGAATGCGATTGTACGGCCCCGTGCTACCACAATTCGTATGAACCGTCGTCAAATTGACATTCCTGTGTTAGATCAGACTGGGGCTACCCCAACAGGTAGAGGTCATTGGTTCGGTGGTATGTTAGCATATTGGGCAGAGGAAGCATCGGAAAAAACTATGACGACTGCTACTTTCCGCAAGGTTAGCCTTGTCGCTCACAAACTCATTATGTATACGCGAGCAAGTGATGAGTTGTTAGACGACAGTGCAATTAGTTTGAGCGATTTCTTAGCAGGACCTTTGGGATTTGCAGGAGCTATTGCGTGGCAGGAAGATTATGCATTCTTTATGGGTACTGGGGTAGGTCAACCATTAGGTGTTATCACTGCGGTCAACCGTCCTACTATTGTCGTAGCCCGCGCTGCGGCTGGTACGTTTGGGTATGCTGATTTAGTTAATATGCTGGAAAGTTTCTTACCTTCGGCGTCGGGAATGTGGAGCATTACGCAGAGTGGTCTAAGCAATATGATGACTATTCAAGATCCAAATGGTTCATACATTTGGCAACCTAATGCTCGCGAAGGTGTTCCTCAAACGTTGTTTGGTATGCCCGTTGTGTTCAACGAAAAGCAACCGGTTGTGGGTACTCAAGGCGATGTTCTGTTGGCAGATTGGCGCTACTACTTACTGGGCGATAGACAAGCAACAACTGTTGAATCCACTCAGTTTGACTATTGGCGTTATGATCAGACGAGTTGGCGGGCGGTTCATCGTGTGGACGGCCAGCCTTGGTTAAGTGCTCCTCTGACGTACCAGGATGGAGCCACCACCGTGAGCCCCTTTGTTATCCTGGGTGGCGTAGGGAGCTAGGAGGATTAAATGTCTTACACTGAAAGAAATTCTGAAGTTTTGTATCCCCTCGCAACTTATAATTCGGATGCTTTGGGAGTGGGTATTTTTCAAAGTGGCTACGTTTCGATGCGAGATTATCATAGGGCGTGGCTTGTAATTAACGTTGGAGCTATGGCGGGAGGGGCTACCCTCGACGCTGGTATTTTACAAGCTACCGATGTTTTAGGGACTGGTGCAAAAGTCATTGCAAATAAATTCATTACTCAACTTACACAGGTGGGTGGAGATGGAGATGACTTGGTTTGCATTGAGTTGCAAACAGAGGAATTGGATGTGAGTCTTAATTTTGACGCTATTCAATTTTACCTCACTGCTGCGGGAGCGGCTGTCGAGGTTAGTGCTATTTTGTATGGGTGTCAGTCGCGGTTCGAGGCTGTACCTGTTACAAATTGGACAGAAATAATTCCTTGACGTTTAGAAGGGATGGGGTAGAGGTTTAACTCCTTTGCCTCTACCCCATCCCGAATTATGATAGTATATGTAGCTTACGGTAAAAAGGCAATAAACGAAGTATCGCTCAGTATTAAATCATTAAATGGGCGATACTCTATAACAGTTATATGTCAAGAACCTTTGGGTATACCTGGTATAAATTATGTAATATTTGACGATAAAAGTTACGGGGCAAGATGGGCTAAACTAAATATCGACAAATTAGTCGACGACGAAATAATAGGATACTTGGACGCAGATACGAGGATACACGGAAACATAGAACCAGCATTTGAAATGGTAGAAGCAGGATGGGATATGGCTATGTCATATAGTATAAATCAAGGAAGCGATGTTCTAAAACACATAGGCGAAAAAGAACGGGAAGCAACCCTGACTCATAACCCATTTCCGCTACAATTTCAATGCGGTGTTATGTTTTTTCATAGAGATAGATGTGGAGAGTTTTTCGAACGTTGGAGACACGAGTGGACCAGGTATAAAGAAAAAGACCAAGGCGCTTTTATACGTGCTTTAACAGAGTGTCCGCTTAGAATTGCGTTATTGGGTAGGCCGTGGAATGGAGGAAACATAGTGGAACATTTGTTTGGAAGGGCGCATGGCTAAAATATGGGTAAGAGCCTTGACAACTATATTTGTAGAAGAGCGTGGTATGATGCAAATGAAACCAAGGGGCGCTTGGGTTGAAGTGGGTAAACATCAAGCTCGTCAAATGCAGGCTACTGGTCAATGCGATATACCTAATATAAAGGCTCGTGAACAACTCATAACCGACGAATGTGGAATAGTTACACAAGGGTCTTTTACTTATAACGATATTAAAGTGGTCGAGGGTGGTTTAACATTGCCATTTGAAAAAACCTTTTTATATAACCAGGAAATATCGTTTAACAGCAATCTAATCCCAATAGGGTTTTCACTATTAGACAAATGGGAAATAGCTGTACCAATAGCGGACTATGATGTGTTGGCTAGAGATGTAGGCACAGAAGAAGATAGAGCAAAAACGTTGGAAATAACCGGAGATTTGCGAATACCTGTGTATGAGCCGGGGATTATGTTTGTGCGTAAAACACAAAGTACTGAAAAATTGCTCGAAGTATTCAAACAAGAAGAAGGGCATAAAGGCCTCGCATTTATACGAGCATTGTACCAGGTAAAACCGTATATACTAGCATTGCCGACGGTGTGGCTATGATACATATTGTTTGCCAACGATTAGATAAAGACAGAGTGTTACCGAGATTGGCTAGGTCTCTTGCCGAATCGACGGGATGGAGTATAAGTGAGGGCCCAGTACCAGGAGTAAAACTTAACTATTTTTTCCCATATCTCGAACTACAGAAAAGGGAATGGGAAGATACTCTCTCTGCTGCGTGGTTTACCCATAAAGACACAGCAGAACCACGAAAAGAGGCGGTGTGGAATAGTGTGGCCAAACGAGTTAATCTCAGAACACTAACAGCCGGAATTTATAAAAAAGATTTAGAACAGTATGGCGATGTTCGTATGGTACGTCCTATTGTAGAGCTAGATAGATTTGTACCTATTAAAAGGAAACGAGAAAATACTATAGGTGTATCCGGTTGGTTATATCGCGACAATAGAAAAGGCGAGGATTTAATAACCAGGGCGTCAAGAGAAATCGAAGGAGATTGGAAAGCTAGTGGAAGAGGTTGGTCGATTCCTACTAAATGTTATCTGTGGAAAGATTTACCCAAGTTTTTCCAATCGCTTGATTTGTTCGTTTGTGCCAGTCGTATTGAGGGTGTACCAATGCCCCCACTTGAGGCTTTAGCTTGTGGTATACCAGTGGTTATCCCAAGGGGGGTGGGGCTATTAGATGATCTACCTAATATACCGGGTATAACTAGATTTATGGCCGGGAATTATAAAGATTTACGTGCGGCAATAAAAAACGCATTAACTGCTGAGTACAACAAAGAAGAATTGAGAAACTCTGTTTTACAATATAATGAAAAGAACTGGGCTAACGATCATAAACTAGCTTTTGATAACCTGGTACATAGTACGAAACCATATATACAGCCGGGTAGAGGCAAACAAGGAATGTATTGTGTGGCGTTTGGCGAACCGTCGCGTAAATGCGCCACACGGTTAGTAAAATCATTTAAGAAATATATGCCCAATACGCCTGTTATGTTTGTAGGAACTAAACCTCTCAACGTAGGAGAGGATTTATTCATAAAACAGGACGATAAAGACATTGGAGGGCGCTTAGGTAAATTATCGGTAGACAGATTGGTCCCTAAAGATTGGGAATACATTTTATATCTTGATGCGGATACAGAGTTAATAGAACCAGTTGATTTTATATTTAACACTTTACGTAAAGGTTGGGAATTTGTTATATGTAAAGATATGCACGACCGTCATTGGCTCAAAACTATGAGGCGAGGAGATAACAATGATGAGTGCGATTATACAGAAAAACTAGTAGGAACCGATAGAGTAATGCAATACAATGGGGGTGTGTTCGCTTATCGAAGAACCATAGGTACAAAACGGTTTTTCGAGTTGTGGAATACTGAGTATCAAAAATGGCTAGGCAGAGATCAAGGGGCGCTTATTAGAGCATTACACACTCAGCCATTGAGAATGCTTGTGTTGGGTAACCAGTGGAATGCGAGCGACCGGTATGATTTGCCGCCAGGCCCTATCGCAATTATGCACCATAATGTACAGGCAAGGCGCTGGTCGAGATCAATACAAGGTAGAATAGATAGCAAAGACGCTTGGAATGCTGTGGAGGAATGGGAACGTGTCAATTCTCAACTTGGGAGCAGGAACCCGTTTAGTGCCGGGGGCCGTTAATCACGATCTTACAAAACATAGTCCCGATATACACGTAACGTGGGATTTGAATAAAACACCTTGGCCCTGGAAAGATAATGAGTTTGACCAGGTACAATTGATAAGTGTAGCGGAGCATTTGAAACTAACACTCATCGAGACACTAAATGAATGTCATCGTATAACAAAAGGCGTTTTAATAATAAAATTCCCTCTGTGGAATGGGGTTAATACTCACAAAGACCCGACGCATAGGTGGTTTTGGGACTTGGGCGTTTTAGATTATGTAGATCAAACAACGAGGGCAGGACAAGTTTATTATTATTATACTCCTCTCAAGTGGAAAATTAAAGCAAGAGGGGTAATCAAAAATAGAAATGTCAAAGCGGAGCTAGCGCCAGTTAAATGAAAAGCAACGAGATAACAAAACAAGCACATAAAACTTTACTTGAGAGTAAATTAGACGCATCTTGGGAACGCTATTTTGCTGGATGGGTCGATGTTGTTGATAGGTACAATGTTACCTCTGTTTTAGTGCAGGGGCAAAAAGTGCTCGATATTGGTTGCGGAGAAGGCCTACTTGGGTTTTTACTGAAGGGCAAATATGTTATCGGCATAGATGCTTGTGAAAGTATAATCGTTTTAGGAAAAAGCCGCCCGGCGCATATTGCTGATTTACGGGTTATGGACGCTGAAAATTTAACTTTTGAAAACGGCGAATTTGATACTGTGGTACTGGGACAGGTATTGGAACATGTGGTGGATGTAGACAAAACAATTCAAGAGGCGTTGAGAGTATTAAAACCAGGGGGGCGGTTAATTGTCAATGTGCCTTGTGATGACGCAGAACCACGCGGTAACCATTTGCACGTATTCGAGAGCTTACAAGAACTGTTAGAATTATTTCCTGTAAAATGGGAAGGAAAGGGAATATTACATAGGTTCTATTTTGCCTGGGGTATTAAATGATTTCGATATTGGTACATGGGCCCGACTTTGCGAGTAGTGAGAACCTCACTAAAGCATTGTCTCTGTGGGGTACTACTCAACTCATTTGCATAAATAAAAGCGACTGGCGAGAATACGACGAGGGACTGGTATACAGTGAAGAAACTAAAGACGAAATACACGATGTACTCGATAGGAGCCATACTTTGTTTCTGGGGGATGCTACGTCTGTACATAGTTTGGCCAAAATATCGCCATCTTCAAATTGGATAAGCTGGGCGTCAACGAAACGAGTTATACCATATTTTGGAGACAGTGCATATTTCAAACACCCTCAATTTTACAATGGGCTTGTCAACGCATTGGGGGCTAAGACTTTATTTTTGCTACCTAACCTAATCCCGCTTAATAAAAATGCTGTACCATTACATCACCCAATGCCAGTTCAGTGGGTAGATAAAAACGAGGACTTAACTATAGTACACGCCCCAGGTAGAGACGGGAAGGCGGCACAAAAGGGAACGGAAACAATCGAAATAGCTATAACAGAATTAGAAAACGATTTTGAATTTGAATATAAAAGGCTTATGCATCTTACTATTGATGAGTGCCTTAACGTTAAGAATTCGGCTCATATAGTTATTGACCAATTACCGCCAGATGGGGTTCCTTATGGTATAGGACGCACTGGTACAGAGGCTTTGGCAGTAGGTTCGGCGGTGGTTACTCGTTTATACGACACAGGTGTACTAGATGGGTTTTTCGAGAAACCGCCTGTTATTGACGTGCAATCAGAAGAACAATTGATTTTAGAACTTGGTAAATTATTAGAAGATAAGGATAAGCTATTTAAGATACAAAAAGAATCGTTATCTTGGGCTGCGGAAAACATAGATTATCCCCAGTGGTTAAAATACATAGAAAGGTATATATGAAATTACACGGAGCACCAAACTATCTAATAGAAAAAATACTCACTCTTGATTCTGGTAGAGCCTTGTCCACATCCGCAAATATAAAAGGGCAGTTGTTAGGTTATCAAGCGGCTGCTTTATTTGAATTAGCTAAAAAATACGACGGTAAACCTATACTAGAGATAGGTACATTTGTGGGGTATTCCACGTCTATACTAGCTCAGGCGTGCCCTAATTCGCATATAATAACATTAAACAACGCCAAAAATGAAATACAGGATGCTCGAAAGAATTTAGCAAAATATAGTAATGCGACTGTATTATGCACAACGTCGTGGGATTATTTAGATATAAGTCCTTTTGATTTGGGTTTTATTTTTGTGGATGGCGACCACGTTCGTGTAGGAAAAGATTTACCTTGGTGGAATAAATTATCTGTAGGCGGGTTGATGTTATTTCACGATTACTCAATAAATGAAATATATGTCAACCTCGCAGTAGACACTATGGGGTTAAAATTCGGTAGAGAACCCGATGTGTCGATTATAGATACAGACAAAATAGGAATGGCCGGGTTTTATAAACAGGATACAGACATATTATGATTTCTCGACAAGACGCCGTACAAACAGGAATAGAATTTAATAGTAATCTCTATGATAAAAACCGCGACGATTCTACTCAATTGGGGTTTTTATATGATCTTGCTATTAAAGCGCCCGATGGCATTGCGGTAGAATGTGGGGTAAAAGCTGGTGGCAGTTTGGTCACATGGGGATTAACCCGTATAGGTAGAGGCCCAATTATAGCAGTTGATAGTCGACGTACACAAGATTATAGTTTTTCTCTCATTGCTAAACTAGCGGGGCAGGGTGTAGATATAACACTGTTAGAAGTTTTAAGTTGGGATGCTCCTGATTTAATAGATGGACAAGTGGCGTTTTGTTTTATTGACGCCGATCACTCTCTGAGGGGTATTCCAAGAGACGTTACAGTATGGCCCGATAAAATGATGTCAGGAGGAATTTTAGTTTTTCACGATTACAATGTTCCTAATCAAGCCACTGTAGTCAAATGTGTTGTCGATGCGTGGCAAGCCGAGAATATATGGAGAAACGAGGGCTGGGAACATATTGGTACGGTAGGGAGTACCATAGCATTTAAAAAACCATAAGGAGGAAGTATGGCAAATTTAACTAGTTATAGATCAATTGATGTTATTGGGGTAGATTTAGTAGGACGTTACCCGTTTACGTATGTCGATATGGGGGATGGAACTTACGCTGAACGTGTTGCGGCTGTTTCGGTTGTGGGTATTGGGGCATCCTATGATACAGCGGGCCATACTAACGTTAATGTAAACGGTAACACTAACATCATAGCAGCTAACGCAAGTAGAAAATATTTGTTGATAGTTAACGATAGCGATACTGTGATTTACCTGGTACTTGGAGGTAATGCTACAGTACCAGCAGGTATTCGATTAAATGCTAATGGGGGAAGTTATGAAATGTCTCCTCAATTTGGAAATTTATGGAATGGATCTATAAATGCTAATCACGGTGGAGGAGCAGTTAATAAAATTTTACTTTTAACTGAGGGAATATAATGCCATTAAATAATCCAGGGGATAGTGCGGACGTAACGGCTATAAAAGCTGTAACCGATAATATACCCGATAGTGGGGCGCTTGTTGTTCCCACCCAAGACGATGCTGTCAACGTAGATTGGGGGGACGCCATTGGTAACAAAACAGATACTACTGCTGGCGATTCTATAGTAGCATTGACAAAAATAACACAGGTCGAAACAAATAAGATAGACTCGGCAGCGACGAATGGCCTTATGGGCGTAAACAATTCACTGGCCTACCGTGTCCACGAAATTGAAAAGCACGCACACAGCCGAGGGCGATACTGGGGTGCAGTTGCCGTACCAGACGAGACAGACGCCATTGAGGCAAACGTTGGGCGACCATTTGCGGCCACGAGCGGAGCAGATGCCTGGGGCGCGGCCATTCCGATCTGCGGCACTGACGATGTGCCCGTGCCGTCTGGACTGGTGAAGTTTGACGCTCACCGCTTGT